GACCACCATAAATTACATCACCAACAGCAGAAGGACCTTGTGCAACAACTGCCTGAGCATCAGACATTGTTTGAAATCTTACTTTGTTTTTACCACCAGTTGGTTGGCCACCATCAACACCAGGAGGACCATACATTTTAAATAATGTTTTTGCTGAATACTTTTCTAATTGTTCACTCTGCGGTTTGAAACGACTTTCTTCTTCAACGTTAGCAAGAACGTTAGCCTGAGCACTTTTAGAGAAACCTGCAGCTGCTAGTGCAGCAATAACACCAGGTTTACCAACAGCACCAACAACAGTCTTTGCGACTCCAATTGCTTTAGAACCGGTTGAAGGTTTTGATATAGCAGGTTCAGCAGAAGGTTTTGGTGCTGGTGGTTTTGTTGTAATAGGCTCTGCTTTTGGTGCCTCAGGTTTCGATACAGCAGGTTTTGTTGTAACCTTTTCTGCTGTTGGCGCAGGTGCTTTTGGTACTTCAGGTTTAGAAACAGGAGCCTTTTTTGTGACTTTTTCTGTTGTTGGCGCAGGTGCTTTTGGTGCTTCAGGACCTTTCTCTTTAGGAACTTTAGTTTCTTCGGCTTTCTTCTCTTTCTTCTTACCTCGTCTTTTACCTACAACCGCATCAAGAATTTCTTTGTGTCGTCTTTCTTTTTCTTCTTCTCTTTCTTCTTTAAAAAGACCATCAATTTCTTCTTGTTCTTTATCGGCATCTATATGCTCTTTCATCAACGCATACAGTTTACCAAGGGCTTGAGCCAAAGTATCACCAGGTTTAATATTCTGCAAAGATTTAAATGTCTTTGTAGATATTAAAGGTTCTAATTGATTTTTTTGCTCTGTTGCTTTACGAAACATTATCTGCGTTCAGCCTTTTTTTGTTTTAATTTTTCGTTTTCTTCTTCAATATACTGAATCAACATGGCTACGTAAATTTCCCGTTCCCAAGGTATCATCGTTTCAAGTTCCGCTAGACTATACTTATGGTGTTGAATCAAGGCAAAGTTAGTGCGGTAATAGTTTTCTAAGTTATCATGACGAAATGTTAGCCGAAAAAATTTTCAAGGCCCTCCACATCAATAGAGTGGTCAAACCCACATCTACTGCATTTCATTTGTACCTGTTTATTCAATTTTGGTAAATTTTCGAAGAATGATTCAAGTTTAGTGAATTGTTCTTGATTCAATGATTCTACAAATTCTAATAATTCTTGAGGTGTTGATTCTTTAGCATAGTGATATTGGTCACCATCATAAATCCAATCAATAGATTCAACAATCATTTGTAATGCTATATCGGATACCGAATTATTAGTATCAAATCGTTTAATTACAGAGAATCTTGGATAATGTAACTTAATAGATATTTTATCCGTAAGTTGAATTGTGTCACTTAAATTAGGATCCACATCAACCTTAATCTCCAATAAGTTAACATTGACATCCATAATATTGCCACATTCTTTTTCATCAACTTCATTATTACACTTATATTTGTTTTGCACTACTTCACCGACAGACCTTGCACGTAATTGTAGGAAATAATACTCTACATCTGTAATAGGTAGAGCATCAATATCTAAATCTCCAACAGTACAGTTGATTAAAACCTGACGAATATTTTGTTCAATTGTTTGAGCATCATCAGCCTGTAAAGCCATCAATAAGTTTCTTTGTTCTTTAACTAGAAACGGTCTAAATTTTATTTTCTTATTTGATAATGGTAATGTTAAATCATAAACCGGTACATCAATTTTGGGTAAAGCCATAATATTATCTCCTCATTAATTAAAATAAATTTCCACCCAATCCACCAGGACCAGCAATCGAGGATATACCGGATGATATACCAGAAGTGATTGCTGATTGTAAAGCATTGTTGAGTGAATTGTTTCTCCAATAAGTATACGCAAAAACTACAGTTAACTTATGTATACCATCATTTGACCAATCTAAATCCATTTGATTGACAGCAATAGGGAAAGCGTCAACCAATTCAATTGTATAAGTCAAAGTATTATTTACATCATATTGATTAATTATGATTGATGTGGAATAATCTCCTTTATATTTAAAATTATAATTTGTAGATGGATTAATTAATTCTATCCACGCATCAAAAAATTGTTTCTCGGACATATCACCAGACACAAGAAACGTTAAATCCATATCTTGGTATGATGTTTGACTTGGAAACTTCTCTACGATGTTATAAATCTTTTGTTCAGTAGTGTTTAATGTGCGTCCAGGTAAATTAGCATTTTCGCAACGAAAGGTCAATTGTTGTGCTATGTTTCTATATTGAACCAAAGTTAAAGGAATAGGAATGCTCACATCAAAACGATTTGTACGAGCCAAATCATTCTGAAAACTACTTAAAAAGTCGTTAATACTTCCTGCCATTATGGTTTCCTTATCTCTTGAATTGAATCTCGCCAAACTTTATCAGGTTTGGCTTTCTTAAACTGGTGAACTGGTAAAAATACAGCAGTTTCCCATTCATCTGGTTGCACGGCAAGTATTCTTGACTTAATATGACTGGTCAAGTATCTTTTAATACATGGCCTAAACTCTTTAAAACGTCTGGTGGCGCTTAGGATATCATAAGTGATACGTAGACGAACAGGATCACCATCTTCATTAAACCTGCCATAGTCAAGGAGTTTATCCATAAATGCCACTCGGTATTTAATTGGTAGGTAATGTAGGTTTAATCCTAGGAAACCATCTTCATATCTTTCTAACATCAATACCAAAGGAAATCTATCATAATATGGCAAATCTGCTTTGGTTTTAGGATCATAATTGAAGAAAAATAAACCACCTTTGATAAATCTGTTGGTATTTCTAAATTCCTCACGTTTGATTGTATTCGGAATTCGAGAAGTGTTCTTCAAATTGGCCAGTTTTGTCATGAACCATTTGACAGATTCACGACTCAACCTATCCATTTGGAGTGAGTTCTTTTCTTCGGCGAGTTTGGTTAGTAGTGATTTTGTTGCCATAGGTTATTTAGTTATGCCTTAGGAAGTTGATCTTCTGTGAAAATTACAAATTTCCATTTACGGTCTTTACAATATTCAATAGCTGCCTTCCATTTGGCTTCATTGACACCCCATGTTGCAACTTCTGTTAAATACCTTTTGGTAACTCTTTTTTGAGGTTCTGGTGGTTTAGTTTGTTTCTTCGGTTTGACTTCTATCATCCAAGTTTCCAATTCACCTTTACTATTTTTAACTTTTATGACAAAATCAACAAAATAACGGTGCCATTTACCATCAACCGGAGATTTGTAAGGCACAATGATTTCTTCACTAGCCCATGATACAACCCAATCTTCACGGTCGAACTTATCCATAAACCGTGCTTCCCACGATGATCGGTAGATGATGTTTTTGTAATCCCCAACATATTTTGAAGGGTTTTTAGGTGTAAATCTTCCTGAGTAAGCCATATAAATATAAGATTCAATCTATAAAAAGTAACCAATGGCAATCATAAGTATACCAAATTCAATCGGTGGGATTTCAGTACCTGGTGGTATATTAAACGGTCCACTCGGTGCCCTATTCGGTAAAACAAATCAAAATGTACTTCAATATCCCAATGATTTGGCAAATAACCCAACCAAAGCACATTCCGTATTATTTACAATACAAGATATACAACCTAACACATTAAAAGAATCTAGCCTTTTTAGTGTAGGTACTGAAGGTTCTTTGTCACAACAGATAACAGCAAAATTAAATCCACCTTTAAGTACAACCACAGATTCTATCACATTATATATGCCAGATACTTTAAACATGAGTTATAACGCCTCATGGACAGAGTTTAGTTTGACAGAGAATTTAGGCACCATGGGTAAGATTGTAAATACAGCATTAGATGCTTATGAATCTAAAGGAAGTGGCTGGCCCGATAAGATTAAAAATACCTTAACAGGTCCTGCAGCTTTAGAAGTTGCTGGTTCTGTTTCTGATGCCAAATTAGGTACAAAGAGTGCTGGTGACACATTACTCAGAGCAGGTGGTTATGCAGTTAACCCACAATTACAATTGATGTATCAAGGTATCGGTTTACGCTCATTTCAATTAGA